TCCTCTCGAATCGTTAGAGAGTCAGAGATACGTTTATCTGTAAACGCAACTTTTGACTTTCCGCCGATAAATGTGCCCTCGCTCAAGCGTACTTATACATGGTACGAAAGAGCGGGAATCACTCCACGTTTCATAGATGTCTATAACTTGACACCTTGGACGTGGCTTTATGATTGGTTTACGGGCTGTGGTAATTACCTCGAATTGATGGAGGAAATTAACCACGACCCTTCACTAATCAATTACGGATTCTTTACCGTTCATACGAAAGGTAAGGTAATCAGTGATTTTTACTCGGAAACTCTCGCAGAGTCGGAAGTCCGAATCAATGGCGTTTCGGGAGGTGTCGTTTCTAGCGTTAGCAAGAATCGGCACCAATCGCGCCTTGACTACGAGTGTAGAACTCGTGAGGACGTTGCGGCTCTTTACGATGTGAATACGACTAGCGTGCCGTCTAGTTTAACGGCATACCAGAACTCAATCCTTGGTGCAATTCTTGCCCAAAGATTGGGATTTACCCGGAAGGGGGCTTTCCAGCCCTCTTCGTAGGCCCATCCATACTCACCTTAGGAGACGTCCAATGCTAGCCGACCCAGTAGACGTTGCAGCCGCAGCTCCCACTCCTGCTCTTAGCTTCGCGTTAGTGAAGCAAGACGGATATGGTTCAGAACGGCGTGACAGTACTAACAATTATACCGTTATTACTAATCACGCTACTCTGAAGGGCGGTGGCGACAAACATTATCTGCAGATGTTGCAGACTGTTGTCGCACCCGACCCGGTTACGGGTGTGAACAAGAAATACACTGCATCTTGTTCACTCACTATCGTCCGACCCTTGACGGGATTTACGGATGCCGCGATTGTGGCACTTTGTAAAGCCCTCACGGACTATCGAGACGATGCGCAAGTCACAACTGCAAAGCTCATCGCGTTTCAGAGCTAAGTTGAACTGGCTTATCCAACAAATGGAGAATCCAGTTTGGCTTACTCTGTTCAGCGCGTTGTTACTAACGTCATTCGTGTTACTTTCCTGGCGTATCTACTGTCTATGACAGCATGTACACTTACCGGGAATGGTAACGTGAGTGTGACGCAGGAACCTGTGAAGGTTCCTGGCAGTATCGGCCCTTAGTGGCCTGTGGTCGCTAGCGGACTCGGAATCATTTAACCCCCATAGGAGGTGCATGATGAAAAGTCCGATAGCGCTCCTCGCAAGTCTCTTGACTGACGTCAAGAGACTAGAACCTGATGTGAAAGGCCTTGATCGTGATGTCATCACGATCAAGCGTAGGTTCGAATCTGAGGGAGATGGTTTCCTTACCATCGCCCTACCTGCTTTAGACAGTGCTCTCGTGAGAGGCATTGCATCTGGCAGGTTCGCCTGCCCCATCGGATTTAAGAAGATCCGTGGGGGAACAATCCCGGTCTTGTTTTCGGGTATGTTCTGCGAAATTTTCGATCCTATAACTGGACTACTTAAAGAGAACGTCAACTTCGGCGTTCTGAAGGCGCTTCACGGCGTGCTTCTACTCTTTAAGAAAATGCGTTCCTCGCCAGAAGGTGAAGAAGTTCTTCATCAAAAGGCGGTGGACGGATTTTATCAGTGCGATGAGCGTGCAAGTCAAGTTGTTATACCTGACAGGCACAATCATCACATTGATCGTGTTTGTCGTTATCTACTACATCCCCTTTACAAACAGGAGACGGAATATGAAACGTACAAACACGGTCCAGGTGCGGTCAAAGAGGGCTGGAAATCAAACCAGAAATGGCAAGAGCTCCAGCGAATCGTCACCGACGATTCAGAACTCCCAGAATGGGCAGGCTACTCTGACTTCTTTATTGCGTGTGGTCCTCCAAGACGTGGAGGATCACGCAACGGGTATTTATGGGGAGAAAGTAATAACTCCCGACGAATACTTGGAAGTCAAGATGTTGCTGTCCCACTTCAGGAAGAGAATCTCTCTGAACGTAGGCCGCGACTAGCAAGTGCGAAACTTATTTCTGTCTTGAAAAACTCTACTTCAAGACGGACTATTACTATTGAACCTATGCTGAATCAATTTCTCCAGCAAGGGTTAAGTTCCCGACTAAAGTCTGCTATAGACTCGTGTCAGGTCCTAAGTAATAGCATCGCACTTACCCATCAAGAGTACAACCAAAAGTTGGCTCTTGAGGGCTCTCGTGACGACAACTGGGCAACCATCGATCTTAAGTCCGCGTCTGACTTGATGAGCTTGAAACTCGTCGAGTTAGTATTCGGACGTTACGCTGATTTCTATCAGCGTATGATGTGTTGCCGTTCGCCTATTGTAGAAGAGGCTTCTAAACCTCCGCTAACCTTAGGTAAGTTTGCCGGCATGGGTAACGCTCTAACATTCCCTGTACAGAGTGTATGCTTTGCGGTAGTCTGCATTGCAGCCATTCTGGATTTCGAGGGTTTATCCCCTAGTCCCTGGAATGTTAAGCGCGCCAGTCGTTATGTTCGTGTCTACGGCGATGACATCATCGTAAAGCGCGAACATGCACAACAGGTTGTGAGCTGGCTTCATGAAGTTGGCCTTCAGGTCAACCTCAGTAAGAGCTTCCTTGATGGAAACTTCAAGGAAAGCTGCGGTGTCGAAGCATACAAAGGAGTTGACATAACACCTTTGTATCTCCGGCATCGTCCAGATCAAGCAAACGTCGAAAGTCCAAGCGTTATTGCAAGCCTTGTAAGCCTATCCAACCACATGTGGATGGAAGGTCTTTACTCGGCGAGCACCTGGCTCAAGGAACACGTGGAATCTGCAATAGGAAGCAGGCTCCCGCTAGTATCGAGAGATTCAGGCTCGCTTGGGTGGCATAGTCGTCAAGATGCTATGACACCACATAAGTGGTGTCGTAACACGCATCAGTTCTTAACACGAACTTTTGCGCTCGTACCCGTGAAACGGGTCGATAAGCTTGATGGCTATGGTGCTTTGCTTAAATGTTTCCATATGCCTCGGAAGAAGCATTCGGAAACCCACGCAAGTGGACTATTTTTTCCAGACTTTCTAGTATGGGAAAAAGACCATTTGAGCAAAACCGCTATTCGGTATAAAAACCGATTAGCTCGACGTTGGGTGCCGTTACGCTTAACCGCGTAACGGTTAAAAAGTCTTGAGGAATTCTTTCCCCAAGCCAGAGAGGCTG